TTGGTATTAAAAATCAAGATGTTAATACATTACCTTTTATTGATAAGATTAATCTTTATACAAAAGGTGGTACATTTTTGGGTATTACTTTTACTGATACTGAAACTGAATTATTAAGTAAAGTAGAAAAGTGTGAAACATGGGAAGATGTTGTCCGTGTTGCTGAAGAATTATTTGGTTATTCTAAAAAAGAACAACAAGATAAACAAGAAAATACTTTTAGTAATTTTACCAATGAATTTGGTAGTCATGAAGGATTTGATTCTGATATTTCAGATAATTTAGAATTTGATGATTCTGAAGATGGTAAAGAAGGAACTACTACAATACCTTCTAATGAACAATCTGAAGAAGATGGTAAAAACGAAGAAGAAGGCAATACACCTAATCGGTTCAAAGAATCTAAAGGTTCAATGGCAGACCAATATGATCCTGATTTTGAACCTATATGCGAAACTGACCAAAACTTCCGCAATAATGAAGCATCACTATTAGATGAAAAATGTAAAGAATATATCTATGTGAATATTCCTACTGCAAATCCTAAAGGTATCTTTACATCAGCAAAACGTGTTCATGAATTCTTAACACCAACAGTTTTTGAACCTCTTAATTATAATCCTGAGACTGAATTGAGAGAATTCAAGAATAAGAATGACCGATATATCTCATTGTTAGCAAAAGAATTTGAAATGCGTAAAGCTGCCAAATCATTTGCTAAGAAGAAAATATCTAATACTGGTGATATTGATATTAACAGTATCTACAAATACAAACTAGATGATAATATTTTTCGTAAGATGATGCAATTGCCTAAAGGTAAATCACATGGTTTAGTATTATTATTAGACCGTTCTGGTAGTATGAGTTATAATATGGCAGCATCATTAGAACAGATTTTAATTTTAAGTATGTTCTGTAAGAAAGTAAACATTCCATTTGTTGTATATGGATTTGGTAATGACATTACTGGTCGTATGTATGATATTGGTGGTTCATGTAAAGAACAATCATTTATTAAAAATGATAATGATATAGCATTTGAAGAAGTATTTTTACGTGAATACTTGAATTCTAGTATGAGTAGTTCCGAATATTTAAAATGTGTTAAGAATATTTTGATGTTAAAGAAAGTATATCAAAATGGTAAAGAATATATTCTTCCAAAATCTGAAGGATTATCTAATACACCTTTAACAGAATCAATGATTGCATTACGTGATCCAGTTAATGAATTTCGTAAAAGACACAATTTAGATTTAGTGAATTTATGTATTGTGCATGATGGTGATGCCGATTGGACTAATAGATATGTTCAAGAAGATAGTTCTAAAAGATTCTGTGCAATTACACAAAATGTAATTATTCAAGATAAGAAAACAAAATATCAAAAGAAGATGGATAATAATCGTTCATTACGTGCTGTTATATTTGATTGGTTTTCAAAAACTACTAATACTAAAATCTTTGGATTCTATATTACAAAGAAACCTACTCGTAGTTTTTTCTTAAATGAATACAGATATGAAGGTGGTTTTGATGTTGATGATATGGCAAAAAAATTAAATCCAGAATCACAATACCGTCAACGTGAAGAAATGTTAGATAAACTAGTAAAAGATATGAAAAAAGATAATTTTGTTATATCTTACAATACTGGTTATGATGCTTTCTATATTATTCGTGGTGGTAATGATGCTGTGATTGGTGATGAAGAATTAAAAGTTGAGGGTGATTTTACTGCCGGTAAGTTAAAGACTGCATTTTCTAAGTTAAATAAGGCAAAACAGTCTAATAGAGTCTTGGCAACACGATTTATTGAGAGAATTGCTGCATAAGTTGTTGATTTTTATAGTGAAAACAAATGCAAATAGTGCTTGACATTGGGTGATAGATGTAGTATAATATTAGTATATTAAATGAGATAGGAAATTATATTATGAGTAAGATTGAAGATCGTGAGAAGTTTATTAAATTGGCAATTGGTACTGGTAAAAATGCATTAAAGCGTAGTGAAATTCAATCACTATGCAAGAAAAATAGTGTTAAGTTTCCACAATGGATGACAATAGAATCTAATCGTATCGAGCGTGGACTATATAAAATACCAACCGATAATTCTATAGTGCAAATGGTCGCACAGGTCGTTAATATGAAAAAAGAACCAGTACCAGAAGTTAAACAAGGCAATCGGATTACTAATGTTATTACCGATTTGGAAACTAATAATTTAGTGCCTTCAATTTATAAGAATTTTGTACCATTTGGTCACTTCAATGATTTATTAAATATTGTAAGTTCCAATCAATTCTTTCCGTTATTGATTACTGGTCAATCGGGTAATGGTAAAACAATGTCGGCAGAACAGGCATGTGCCAAGATTGGTCGCAAGTTTGTTTGTATTTCAATGACACCAGAAACCGATGAAAGTGATTTGTTAGGTAACTATGTATTGATTAATGGACAGATGGAATGGCGTGATGGTCCAGTAACAGTTGCGGCACGACAAGGTGCAGTCTTGTGTATTGATGAGATTGATTATGGTGCAGCTAATCTATCATGTTTACAGCGTGTATTTGAAGGCAAACCATTCTTATTGAAAAAGAAAAATGAAGTAGTAAAACCTGCAGAAGGTTTTACTGTAATTGCTACTGCAAATACTAAAGGTAAAGGTTCTGAAGATGGTCGTTATATGTTTACTAATGTATTGAATGAGGCATTTTTAGAACGATTCTTAATTACAATCGAACAAGAGTGGCCATCTGTTTCAGTAGAGAAGAAAATTCTAGTTAAGGAAATGTCATCTGTTGGTAAAGATGATAATGAATTTGTAAATAAATTGGTAACATGGGCAGATATTATTCGTAAGACATTTGCCGAAGGTGGTGCTGATGAAGTTATCTCTACTCGCCGTTTGGTACATATTGTTAAATCGTTTGGTGTCTTTAATGATAAGATGAAAGCAATTGAATTATGCTTGAATCGTTTTGATGAAGATACAAAAAGATCATTCTTAGATTTGTATACTAAGATTGATGAAGATGCAAAACCTACTATTGAAACAGTTGTGCCTGAAAGTAGTTTGGCTGAAGAGATGTCAAATGCAGTTATTGGTAATCAATAACATTTGCCTGTAAAAGTGTTGACATGTATATGATATTGTAGTATAATAGCTGAAATTGACAGAGAAGTGTCGCCTCTGTAAATTTAATTTAATTGCGACACAAAACTAAATTGGAGTATTATTATGAAATCAAATCGTTCACAAAACGAAAAACTACTTGACTTTTTCAAAACTGGTAAAGATATTACTGAGAATGTTGCTAAAAGCCGTTATGGTATTGAGCGCTTCTCTGCTCGCATTGCTGAATTGCGTGCTGAGGGTTATAGTATCTACCGCAATAGCAAAAAGACAACCAATGGTGAGACTATCACTGTTTATCGTTTAGGTACGCCTAATCGTCAGATGGTTGCTGCAGCTTATAAGGAGTTGGGTGCTGCTGCATTTGCCTAATCTGTAGTGTAAATTTTATGGAGTGATGCATATATAAATGTGTCACTCCTTTTTAATAATGGATATACTATGGAAATTAAAGTTAAGTTAGAAGATTTAAAACAGTTTAAGTTGTTTGTGGCAACACCAATGTATGGTGGTATGTCATATGGCATGTATATGAAATCGTGCCTTGATTTACAAGTAATGATGATTAAGTATGGTGTTGATGTTAAGTTTTCATTTTTGTTTAATGAATCTCTTATCACTCGGGCACGTAATTATCTTGTAGATGAATTTCTCCGTTCGGAATGCACTCATCTACTCTTCATTGATTCTGATGTTCATTTCAACCCGCAAGATGTAATTGCTTTGATGGCATTAGATAAAGAAGTAATTGGTGGACCTTACCCAAAGAAATCTATCAATTGGAATAATGTAGCAGAAGCAGCAAGAAAACATCCTGATCTACCACCAAAAGATTTAGAATATGTTGTTGGTGATTATGTGTTTAATGTTGTTCATGGTACTAAAAACTTTTCTGTAACTGAGCCACTTCAAGTATTAGAAATTGGTACAGGTTTTATGATGGTTAAACGTGAAGTATTTGATAAGATGCGAGAAGCATATCCCACTATTCGTTATAAGCCTGATCATGTTGGTCAAGCAAACTTTGATGGTTCAAGATATATTCATGCATACTTTGATACAGTAATTGATACTAAAGACTCAATCGTTGGTGGTGGTTCTGATCGGTATCTATCTGAAGATTATATGTTCTGTCAGATGTGGCGCAAGATTGGTGGAGAAATCTACTTGTGTCCATGGATGAAAACACAACATATTGGTACGTATCCATTCACTGGTAACATGCCTAAAGTGGCTGAATTGACTGGTAAACTATAATCATGCGATGTGATATAGATTACAAGTATAGTGAAGGTAGAATACTTGATGAATTAAGAGTCTATATTGATAACACTTACGGTGAACACTATTCACAAAATAAATTTCAGGCAACTGAGTTTATAATGGATAGTGGTCACGGTGAGGGTTTCTGTATTGGTAACATTATGAAATATGCACAAAGATACGGTAAGAAAGAAGGTCGTAACAGAAAAGACTTGCTAAAAGTGATTCATTATAGTATAATGGCTTTACACAATCACGATGAGTTGTATAGTAGTAAACCTAAAACAAATATTTAATTATGGAGTATATTATGAAGTTATCTGAAAAAACAATTGAAATCTTGAAGAATTTTTCTACAGTGAATGCTGGGTTCTTATTTAAACCCGGTAAAAGTTTTAAAACTATTTCTAGAACCAAAAACATCTTTGCAGAATATGTAAGTGAAGATAAGATAACATCTGAATTTGGTATCTATGATATGAATCAATTTTTAACTGTTATTTCAATGTTTAAATCTGTTGATATTACACATGAAGAAAAGTTTATTAAATTGGTTAGTCAAGATGGTCGTAATAAATTAAAATATTTTTGTTGTGATGCAGAGACTCTAATTTTACCTCCAGAGAAACCTGTTGCAATGCCTGAAACAGAAATTAACTTCAAATTAACAAAAGAAGATTATGATTGGATTAAGAAAATCTCTTCAATTCTTGCTTCAACAAACATTGCAGTTAAATCTGATGGTTCAAAAGTAAGTATTCTAGTTTATGATCCTAAAAATGATGCAAGTTCTTCAAATGAACTTGATATCTGTGACGGTAATGGTGATGTATATAATATTGTATTTAAAATGGAAACATATACAATGTATCCAGGCGAATATAATGTAAGTATCTCATCTAAAGGTGTATCTAATTTTAAACATACCGAATTAGATTTGCAATACTGGATCACATCAGAACCAGGATTATCAACCTTTACAAAGGGTTAATATGTTAATTTATTTTGAACGACCTGATGCTGGTAGTGTTGCAATCAATCCAAATTTTGTTATGTTAGTAGAAGCAACAATGGCAGGTGCTAATATTGTTATGGCAGATGGCGGTACTACTAAAGTTACAGGTAATTATATGGAAGTAATTGGTAGATTGAATGGTGAATTGAAGTAGTTTATTTTTTTATTATATTATGAGAGGTTATTATGGCTGTAAGATTATTGAATCAAGATACATTAAGTGATATATCTAGATGGACTATACAAATGTTATATCAGTGTCATAAAGACAATTTATTTTTTTATGATAGAGAAAAGTTACAGAGATTATTAGTTGAATGGGCAAAAATAAAAACTGATTCATATTTGTATACGTTATTTAATGGTGCTTCATATAAAGATCAATTTCAAATAGCTGATATTCAAGCAATTGTTAATGATCTAGAATCTGTATTAAATCCAAAAAAGAAAAAGAGATATGCATTTATTAAAGATAATTTAGATTATTTTCAGGATCTTTTAGAAAAAGGACACAAATACCTTGTGATTGATGGTCAGCATCGTATTCATGCAATTGCAAATTTCATTGACAATAATCACTCTTTTGATCCAGAAACAATAATGGAATTTCAAAAAGATGATGAAAACGGTAGTCTTTATCTTGAAGGTTTATGGGAAGATATAAATGAAGAAATTAGAGAGTGGATGTTAAACACTACTGTTAGTGTTGTTATCTATTCAAAAGGAAATTTAAGTAAACTTGCTAATGTTTTCATTACTTCTAATGAAAGCACTCCGATGACTAAACATGAAAAGAGAATGGTTCAATATAATGCTTTAAATCGAATGTTGACTGAAGAATGTTATCACGATCCAGTTATTAAAAAATTCTTTCAACTATTCAAAAGTGCTTTTTCTACTGGCCAGCATGACCTAAAACATAAGGGTGATACATTATTCTGTGCTGAAATGTTATTGTATACACATAAAAATGATTATCAAGGCATCAAAACAAATTCTTATGATCCTGAGTTATTGGATAATATGTTAGGTGATAATCCTACAGAATATGTCTCTAAAACAGGTATTGATTTGCATAAACAAACTATGAAAATCATGGCACAAGGATGTATTGATGCTTTTACTGATAAAGAAGCTAATAAATTTACTAGATCAAGTTTATATAATTATTATTATACTATTTCATTCTTATTACAAAAAGGTAATATGTGGAGTAAACAAAAAGGTTTTGAATTTGATGGTCAATATTCAATTGAAAATCCTGAAGGTTTAACAAAATGGTTTTTTGATGAAGAAAATAAGAGATTAAATCATAAAGATAATTTTATTACTATTATGAATTCTTCTGGTAAAGAGGTTAAACAAACACACAACTTCTCTTATCGTAAACATAATGAAGATCAAAAACACTCAAGTAAAGAATCTACAACAAAAGAAGGTGGTTCTAAATATACTTTTACAGATTGGGCTCGTGTTCGTTATCTTTTGAACGATTTGAAATCATCACTATCAAAACTTGAAACTCGTGGTTATATTAAAAAATTAGGTAATAGAACTAATACTATTGTTTCAAGAGAAACTATTTTGGTAGAAGAAAATATACCTTTGTTTGAACAAAAAAATTATGAAATTGATGAAAAAGAACCAGTTTCAAAAGGTGGTAAACGTGAATTTGGTAATGTTGATGTATTGCTGATAAAAGATAATCGCATCAAAGGCGCTCGTTCTACTAAAGGCAAAAAAGCTGCTTAATTATATTATGAAAGTTTATTATGAAACATTTATTATGGACAGAAAATTATCGTCCTAAAACAATTGAAGATTGCATACTACCTGAACGGTTAAAGACACCGTTTCAAGAGTATGTTAATCAAAATAGTATCCCAAATTTACTTCTATGTGGTGGTGCCGGTGTAGGTAAAACTACAGTTGCAAAAGCCATGTGTGAAGAAGTTGGTTGTGATTACCTTGTAATCAATGGTTCTGATGAGAATGGTGTTGATGTTGTTCGCAATAAGATTAAAAACTATGCATCTGCAATGTCTTTCTCCGGTCATCGTAGAGTAATCATTATTGATGAGTCAGATTATCTATCAGTCAATGCTCAAGCAGCATTTAGAAATTCAATTGAAGAATTTTCAAAGAATTGTTCTTTTATCTTTACATGTAATTACAAAACTAAGATGATTGAACCTCTACATTCTCGGTGTGCAGTCATTGATTTTACACTAAAGAATGATGAAAAAACTGAGATGGCAAGTCTCTTTTTCAAACGCATACAAACTATTCTTAAGACAGAAAAGATTGAGTTTGAACCTAAAGTAATTGCCGAAGTAATAAAGAAACACTTTCCTGATTTTCGCCGTGTAATAAATGAACTACAACGGTTCTCACAATTTGGTAAGATTGATACTGGTATTCTATCACAGATTACTGATGTATCGTTATCACAGATTGTAGGATTTATTAAAGACAAAGACTTTGGTTCAATTCGTAAATGGGTTGCAAGTAATGATGTTGATCCACAGACAATTTATCGTAAGTTATACGATAGTTTATATGAAGTATTACAACCTGGCAGTATACCTCAGGCAGTAATTATTCTTGCTGACTACCAATATAAACAAGCGTTTGTTGCTGATGCAGAGATCAATATTGTTGCATGTTTAACTGAATTGATGGTTAATCTGGAATTCAAATAATGAATCCATTTGATTATGTAAACGAAATATTGAAAGGTAAAAAACAACTTATTGTCGATGAAGTTACTGAAAGTGAATACGTTCCCTTTCTAGTAAACCGTAGTTTATCTTACCATGTAGACTGTATTGCCTATGCCAATGAGATGAATCGTAGGCACCATTTAGATAAGAAATTACAAAATGATTTTCTTATAAATACGATTAGGTCCAGAAAAAGACCATTTGCTAAGTGGATTAAGGCTGAAAAGGTTGAAGATATAGAATGTGTAAAGACATATTATGGTTTATCAGATGCCAAAGCTATTGAGGCGCTACGCCTACTTAGTGATGAACAAATCCAACAATTAAAAGAAAAAACCGATATCGGTGGATTGAGGAAATAGCATGGTAAATATTTTAGATTTTGTTGAAGTTAAACTTGAAAAGAGTGATGACTTCCTTAAAGTAAAAGAAACTTTAACACGTATTGGCGTATCTTCCCGGAAAGATAAGATTTTGTACCAGTCTTGTCACATTTTACATAAACAAGGACAATACTACATTGTTCATTTCAAAGAGTTGTTTGATTTAGATGGCAAACCTTCTAACCTATCAGATAATGATATTCAAAGACGGAATGCAATCGCTAAGTTACTGCAAGATTGGGGATTGGTAAAGATTGTTAATCCTAAAGTTATGGAAAACAATATTGCACCTATTCATCAAATCAAGATCATCGCATACAAAGAAAAAGATGATTGGGAATTAGTAAGTAAGTATAATATTGGCAAAAAACGTATTTAACATGGTGATTTATTATGAACAAACAACCAACAAAACTGGAAAACATCTTCAACGGTGAAATTGTCTTTTGTGAGAATGTGGAAGACATTAAAATCGTTGAAGGTTTAAACTTCATTAGAGTATTTACTGAGGAAAATATTAACAGATTTTTCTTAGTAAACCGTGCTGCATATAAAATTTTGAATAAATAACATTGTAACGCCTTCGGGGTTACATATTTTAACTCGCTTAACAAGGAGATTTTTATGACATTAACGCTTACATCTATGCCTCAAATGGTAACTCGATATATTGGATTTGAAAAATTGTTTGAAGATTTACAAACAATGACAGATTCATCTTCTATTGATAAATACCCACCTCATAACATTATTAAAATAAATGAATCTCAATACTTTATAGAATTAGCCTTATCGGGTTTTTCTAAAAAAGAAATTGAAATTATACTTAAAGAAAATGTTTTAACCATAACTGGTCAGAAGAAAGAATTAACCAGAGATGAAGTTAGTAGCTATCTGTATCGTGGTATTGGTACAAGATCGTTCACTAAGAAATTTCAATTGTCTGATACCATTGTGGTTTGTGCTTCATCATATATTGATGGTGTTCTTAAAATTATTTTGGAGAATGTTATTCCAGAATCAAAGAAACCACGCAAGATTGATATTCATTCTATAGAAATTCTTCCTATTAAACCACAAAATAAACCACAACTTTTGACTGAGTAACAACACGGCTCGGGCCTCTGTGAGTTGATTATCATACGCTCGAGTTCTCTTTACAACATGGAGATATTATGAAAGCAGATAAAAATTTCAGGTTGAATAAACCTGCTAAACGTGTATTGGCAACTATCCTTAATAAAGATGAATACACAATGTATAAGAAGTTTGCAATTGAAGGACAGATTGCTAAAGAACGAGCACGATTTGCAACCAAAAAAGAAAAAGTGAGTGGAGAATGATTTACGAAAGTAAAGTATTAGAAGTATGTGATAATGGTGATGCAATCATAGAATTAAATGAACAACTTTTAACTGATGTTGGTTGGTCTACAGGTGATGTTCTAGATATCAGTAAAAATGATGATGGTGAAATTGTCATCAAAAAAATTGGTAGAGAAATGCTGCATAACTCGGTAACTACATTCTTAGAAGCATGTGGTCAAACACCTTCAAAAGAAAATGCCGAATTATATTCTAAACTCATATCTGAAGAATATGCAGAATTTATGGAAGCATTTTGGAACAATGATGATGTAGAACAATTAGATGCCTGTATGGATATGATTTGGGTAATACTTGGTTATTGTAAGATGAAAGGTTTTAATGTAGATGGTGCATGGTCAGAAGTTGCCAATAGTAATTTGGCAAAGATTGACCAGAAGTCTGGTAAAGTATTAAAGAGAGAAGATGGTAAAGTTTTGAAACCAGAAGGATGGCAAGAACCTAATTTTGGTAAACATGTGAATAAGTCTTGACATACAGACCTATTCGTTATAAAATAGTATTTTAAACATTGAGAAATAAAATTTATGAATATTAGAACATTGGCAAAAACAATTGCAATCAAAGAAAATTTGACTAAAGCAATTAAGTATGATCTTCATTATCGTGATTTTGATGATAAAGTTGAATTGGTCGGTCTAGTTGACGATCCCAACTACAGCATGAACGATTTTCGTGGTCGTGAGATGTTGTTTCCAAAAAAATGGGTCACATTAGCAGTATTGGATCCTTCTTATAAGGTACAAGTATATGATTAAAATTATCGCATTAAAAAATGGAATAACTCTAATTGCTGAAACTGAAGTTGGCATGGGTTATTCTAAAGTAACAAAACCAGCTGCAATTGTTATGCAGAATTCTCCTACGGGTGAAAGTATGATTGGGTTCTCACCATATCTACTTTACGCAGAAGAATTTGATACAGGTATCACAATCAATAATGATAACTATATCGCTGTTCTCACGCCATCAATTGAAATATTAAATGCATATAACAAATATTTTGGTTCAGGAATTCAAATCGCAGATCCAAGTATTCTTAAATTATAATGGCAGATTTTTATACTAGTGTATTGGCTGTTGGCAACAACATCCTGTATCGTGGTGTAAAGAATGGTAGGAGTGTATGTCTCAAAGTAGCATATACTCCTACTTTGTATTTACAATCTAATAAACAAACTAAATTTAAATCACTCAACGGTGAGACACTTGAACCTTTAAAATTTGAGACAATGAAAGATGCTCGTGATTTCATTAAGAATTACGAACAAGTAGAAAATTTCAAAGTATATGGTAACTCACGATTTGAATATGCTTTCATTGCAGAAAATTTCAAAGGTGATATTGAATGGGATCAAGATAAAGTAAAAGTTGCAATTATTGATATTGAAGTTGGATCAGAGAATGGATTTCCTGATCCATATATTGCATCTGAACCTATCACTGCAATTTGTATTAAATACATTGGTGGTGAAAGTAAAGTATATGGTTGTGGTGATTACATCAATAATGATGAGAATGTAAAATATATTAAGTGTCGTGACGAATACACTTTATGTAAAACATTTCTTGAAGATTGGCAAGCAAACTGCCCTGATGTTATAACTGGTTGGAACATTAAATTCTTTGATATCCCATATCTTGTTAATAGATTTAGAAAAATACTTGGTGAAGATTCTGATAGAAAACTATCACCATGGTATATGATTAATGAGCGAGAAGTATATGCAATGAACAAAACGAATGTTGCATATGATATCAGTGGTGTTGCAACATTAGATTATATCGAATTGTATAGATGGTATGCACCTGGTGGTAAATCACAAGAGTCATATCGTTTAGATAATATTGCACAAGTTGAATTGGGTGAAGGTAAGATATCATATGATGAATTTGAAAATCTACATCAACTATATCGCCTAAACTATCAAAAATTTATTGAGTATAACATCAAAGACGTTGATTTGATTCTTAAACTAGAAGATAAATTAAAGTTAATTGAATTGGGTCTTACTATTGCATATGATACTAAAACAAATTATAGTGATATCTTTGCACAGACCCGTATGTGGGATGCAATGACATATGGTTATCTATTGAATAGAGATATTATTGTTCCACCTAATTTGCATACAAGTAAAGATAAAAGATTTGAAGGTGCATATGTTAAAGACCCACAAGTTGGTATGCATGAGTGGGTTGCATCATTTGACTTGAATTCACTTTATCCACATTTGATGATGCAATACAATATATCACCTGAAACAGTTATTGATCCTAAAAATTATACATTAGAGATGCGAGATGTTATATCTAAAGGTGTAACTGTTGATAAGATGTTGAACAAAGAAATTGATTTGACTGGTATTGAAGGTGCAACATTAACACCTAATGGTCAATTCTTTAACACAAAGATTCGTGGTTTCTTACCCAACATGTTGCAAGATATGTATGAGGATAGAAAGAAGTTTAAGAATATGATGTTGAAGGCACAACAAGATTATGAGAATGAAAAAGATGAATCTAAAAAATACGAAATTGAAAAACGAATTGCAAGATATAATAATCTACAATTGGCTAAGAAAGTTGGTCTCAATTCAGCATATGGTGCTTTGGGAAGTCAGTATTTTCGTTTTTATGACCTACGGATGGCGTTAGGAGTTACATCTGCCGGTCAACTAAGTATTCGATGGATTGAAAACAAATTAAATCAATACATGAATAAACTTTTGAAAACGGATAAAGATTATGTTATTGCTTCGGATACAGATTCGATATATATCCGTCTTAGTGAGCTTGTTAAGAAAGTGCATCCTGAAACAAGTGATATTAAGAATGTCATTGCCTTCATGGACCGTGTCTGTGAAGATAAGATACAACCTTTTATTGATGAAAGTTATAAAGAGCTTGCTGATTATGTCCACGCCTTCGAACAAAAAATGCAAATGAAACGTGAAGCACTTGCAAACAAAGGTATTTGGACTGCAAAGAAAAGATATATTATGAATGTCTATAACAATGAGGGTGTTCAGTATAATGAACCTCACATGAAAGTTATGGGACTTGAAATGGTTAAATCTTCAACACCTCAATCTATCCGTGGTAAAATGTCTGATACTATTAAACTAATGATTAATGGTACTGAATCAGATGTGCAAGATTTCATTGCTCAATTTAGAAAAGATTTCAAATCATTACCACCTGAAGAGATATCTTTTCCAAGAGGCATGAATGGTCTTAAAGAATATTCTGATAAGACTATACTGTATAAGAAAGGTACACCAATCCATGTTAAAGGTGCAATAATCTATAATCATAATCTAGAGAGATTGGGTTTAACAAAGAAGTATCCATTAATACAAGAAGGTGAAAAGATAAAGTTTACCTATCTTAAACAACCTAATCCATTTAAAGAAAGTGTTATATCTTACCCATCAAGATTACCTTCTGAATTTAAGTTAGAGAACTACATAGATTATGATACACAATTTGAGAAGGCATACCTAGAACCCGTTAAGATTATTTTGAATTGTCTTAATTGGGAAGCAGAAAAAACAAATTCACTTGAAAGTTTCTTTTTATAAATGAGGATGATATGAGTTTACTTGATAAATTAAAAAAGAATAGTACCATTAAAGAAAGTGCCATTCTAGATAAATCAAAATTCTTTACAGAAAAAGATTTTGTACCAACACAAGTACCAATGATTAATGTAGCATTATCTGGTTCACTTGATGGTGGTTTAATTCCTGGTCTTACTATGTGGGCAGGTCCATCAAAACATTTTAAGACTGCATTTAGTCTATTGATGGCAAAAGCATACATGGATAAGTATCCAGAAGCAGTATTGTTGTTCTATGATTCAGAGTTTGGTACTCCAATTAAATACTTTGAAACATTTGAGATTGATCAATCAAGAGTATTACATACACCTTTAACTGATATTGAACAATTGAAGTTTGATATTATGCAACAGTTACAAGATGTAAATCGTGGTGATAAACTAATCATCATATTAGATTCGATTGGTAATCTTGCATCAAAGAAAGAAGTTGAAGATGCACTTGAAGGTAAATCAGTTGCAGATATGAGTCGTGCAAAACAAGTTAAGAGTTTGTTTCGTATGGTCACACCACATTTAAATCTCAAAGATATTCCAATGGTTGTTGTTAATCATACTTACAAAGAGATTGGTTTGTTTCCTAAAGATATTGTTGGTGGTGGTACAGGTTCTTATTATTCTGCAGACAATATATACATCATTGGTCGTCAGCAAGAAAAAGAAGGCACTGAAGTAATTGGGTACAATTTTATTATTAACGTAGAGAAAAGTAGATATGTCAAAGAAAAATCTAAAATTCCCATTAATGTATCTTTTGATGGTGGTATCAGTCGTTGGTCTGGTCTGCTTGATATTGCACTTGAAAGTGGTCACGTAACTAAACCTTCTAATGGTTGGTATGCAAAAGTCAATCATGAAACTGGTGAAGTTGGTGATAAACATAGATTGGCAGCAACACAAAATGCAGAGTTTTGGGATGATATTTTATCTCATAAAAAATTCAGAGAATTTGTAAAACAAAAATATGGGATTGCATATGGCAACATTATGGGACCGACTCCTGTTCTGGAAAAAACCGAAGAAGCCTAAAGAAGGTATTGATTACCAACTCTATAACTTTCCCGATTCTGATCTCACTGGTATACATCTGTTAAAGGGTGTATATCGGGGAGTGATTTATTATTATAAAACGGCACAAGTTGTAGAAGAAGGTACTTTCGCAAGATTAAAGTTTACCTATGGTATAGAATATTCTGGTAATCATGACGAAGAAACCTTGCGTAATGATCAGAATTTTGTTATAATTATGGGTGACATACTAACAGAACTATTGGAAACGAATGAACAGACTAGAACAAACAATACTGAAGAATTTAGTTTATAACGAGGACTATACAAGAAAAGTATTACCATTTATATTCCATGACTATTTCTCAGATAACAATGAAAAGAATGTATTCACAGAGATATATGAATATGTAAACAAGTATAAGAATCTTCCTACCTATGAAGCACTAGTAATTAATTTTACTGAAAAGAAAACACTTACTGAAGAACAAGTTAAATCTGCACTAGAACTTCTTAATGATATTCAACAATCAAAAGAAGAAATAACACCTACAGATTGGTTGATTGAACAAACTGAAAAGTTTTGCCAAGATAAAGCAATCTATAATGCAATCATGGAATCAGTCCAGATTCTTGATAACAAATCTAAAACATTAAGTAAAGGACAAATACCTGAGTTATTATCCAATGCACTAGGTGTATCGTTTGATTCACATGTTGGTCATGATTATATCAATGATGCTGATTCACGATTTGATTTCTATCATCGTAAAGAACAAAAGATTAAGTTTGATCTTGAATATTTCAATAAGATTACTAAAGGTGGTTTGCCACAAAAGACATTGAACATTGCACTTGCTGGTACTGGTGTAGGTAAATCTTTGTTTATGTGTCATATGTCCTCTGCATGTATATCTCAAGGTAATAATGTTTTGTATATTACAATGGAAATGGCAGAAGAAAAGATTGCAGAACGAATTGATGCTAATCTATTGAATGTAACAATGGATGAATTGCATGTAATCTCTAAAGATGATTATGAAAGAAAGTTTTCTGTATTGAGAAACAAGACTCAAGGTAAGTTAATCATTAAAGAATATCCAACTGCATCTGCACATGCTGGACACTTTAGGTCTTTATTGAATGAGTTGAGATTGAAGAAGAGTTTCTTTCCAGATATTATCTTTATTGATTATTTGAATATCTGTTGTTCATCAAGAATGAAGATGGGTTCATCTGTTAATTCTTATACGTATATTAAAGCTATTGCAGAAGAGTTAAGAGGACTTGCAGTAGAGTTTAATGTGCCTATTGTATCTGCAACACAAACAACAAGAAGTGGTTTCAGTAATAGTGATGTAGATTTGACTGATACAAGTGAGAGTTTTGGTTTACCTGCAACTGCAGACTTTATGTTTGCATTGATATCAACTGAAGAGTTAGAACAGTTGAATCAGATTATGGTAAAGCAATTGAAGAATCGTTATGGTGATCCAGGTGCTAATAAGAAGTTTGTTGTTGGTGTAGATAAAGCAAAGATGAGACTATATGATGTTGAATCTAATGCACAACAACTATCTGATTCTGGTCAAGATGATCCACCAGTTAATAAGTTTGATTCTAATTCAAGACATAATTTTAAGCAGAGATTTGGTGGACTTAAAGTATGATATTAAATCATGAACAGGCATTACATGTTGCTAAAGTATATGAAGATTACTTTGGTAATTTCAATCGAATTGATGAATACATGCGAGATCAAAAATTAAATTCTTTGATGGAACTACCTACTAGTTTACCTGGTTGTGGAATTGAAGAAGATTTGTTTTCTGATTTTAGTATGGCACCAGAAGATATGGAATTTCAGATAGTAGAATTATCTGCAGATATATGGCAAAATTATCTTAACATTATTTCATCACACATTAACAATACAAGTCCAGGTAGAAATGTTAGATTGGCAGTTAAAGAAAAGAAATCTGGTAAATGGGTAGGATTTATACGAATTGGTTCACCAACTATAATGATGAAACCACGTAATAATTTATTGGAATGTGTAATTACTAATGAAACATCAACCACTAAATCATTTAATAAAGCATCTGCAATGGGATTTGTTATTGTACCTGCACAACCATTTGGGTATAATTATTTAGGTGGCAAACTATTGGCGGCAATTTGCTGTTCACATGAGATTCGTGATATAATGAACAAGAAATACAATATGAATACTTGTTTATTTGAGACTACTAGTTTATATGGAACAACTAAATCTGTTTCACAATATGATGGTATGAAACCTTATCTTAGATTTGGTGGTATAACTGAGTCTGATTTTTTGCCTATGATGAATGGTAAACCGTATGAAGATTTGAAAAATTATATTGAAGAGATTAATAAAGGTCCTTTTGTTCCAGAAGATGCATCAAGTAGAAAGTTGAAAATAAGTTCTACTATACTTGCAATGACTAAAGCATCATTAAAAGGTCA